ACGGATTACCACATCCCGAGCGAGCTCCGGAAAAAGTGGACCGCGTACCGCCAGGCGCTCCGCGATCTCCCTTCCGTCACGGAAGACCCCGAGAATCCGGTGTGGCCGGAAAAGCCCACGACAGATCCGAGCGGCGGGTCCACGGTGAGCGTCGATCTCGACCATATAGGGAACCTGACCTCTCAAATCAGCCTCCTCCAGAACGTCGTGTTCTCTCTCACGAAAAGAATCGAGGCGCTCGAGCAGGCTTAAAAATTATATCAGTATACAGTATAAAATGTCTGGCGGAATCGCCCAACTCGTCGCCGTAGGCGCTCAGGATGCACACCTCGTCGGTTCGCCCGAGGTTTCGTTTTTTAGGTCTACGTACCGTCGGCACACGAATTTTTCACAAACCTGCGAACGTCAGGTGATCCAGGGCAACGTCAACAACAACGGCATGTCCACGGTTCGCTTCGAACGCAAGGGCGACCTTCTCAGCTACGTCTACCTCGCACCGTACGTCGTCGCCGACGCCGACACGGAACCCGTCCCCGATTGGACCGCCTTGATCTCTAAGGTGGAGCTCCTAATTGGGGGTCAAGTTGTGGACACCCAGGATTCCACGTACTCCACCCTCATCGCACCCACCCTCTCCGCCACCAACTACTCCAAGTCCGAGGTGAGCGGTCTCTACGACGGTGCGGGTACTGCCAAGTTCTACCCGCTTCGTTTCAGCTTCTGCGAGAACTGGCAGAGCGCGCTCCCGTTGGTGGGCCTCCAGTACCACGACGTCGAGCTCCGTATCACCTGGGGTGGCAGCGCCTCCAACTGGGGCTGGAACGTCTACGCGAACTTCGCGTACCTCGACACCGACGAGCGCGCCGCGCTCAGCTCCGGCTCGTTCGATATGCTGGTGACCCAGGTTCAGAAGAGCATCGCGTCCAAGAGCCTGATCCAGGAGTTGAACTACAATCACCCGATCAAATACATCGCCGCGGGCAGCAAGACCGCCATGTCCATCCTCAACAAGGCGAACAAGCTCAAAATCCAGATCAACGGCACCGACATCGGCGATTACAAGTTCGCCGATCCCAACTTCACGTCCGTGCCCCTCTACTACCACACGTCCAACTCCAGTGTGAAGGGAGCGAATCTCTTCTTCGTCCCGTTCTGCCTCGACGCCGCGAAGCTGCAACCAACCGGCTCCTTGAACTTTAGCCGACTCGACTCCGCGCGCATCCAGTCCACAGGCCACGGTTCCGGCGCCGGTAAGTTCAACGAGGACATCTACGCCGTCAACTACAACGTGATTAGGATCGAGAACGGCATGGCCGGTCTTTTATATTCTAACTAAATAGTATGTGGAAAACAATCTTCCTCTTAGCCGTCGTCTTTGTATTGACGTATAACCCAAGGTCACAGACTCTCGAGAAGTTCGTGGGTCAGCCCACGCCGCCGACCGAGAAATCGTGCCAGGCCACGCATTACCAAGCCGTGCAATTCGCCGCCACCCCGTACCAGTGTCCGAAGGACGACAGGGTTTCCATGGGCGTGATCACTACTTAAAAGAAAAATTCGTAGGTACAGTAAATGATCCCGATCGATCGCGAAATTCTCACCACCATCGCCGCACTCGCCTGCATCGCCGGCCTCGTCTTCCTCTTCAGGGAGCTGAACAAAGCGAAGCAGGAGGTCGATGAACTCAAGGTTTTCTCGGCGCACGTCGCGCGCCATCTTTCCCAGCCCGCCGCTCGCGTTCGCGCCGAAAAGGAGGAAGAGCCGCCCGAGGAGGCGGAAGAAAAACCCGAGGAATAAGATGTCAGCCTATTGTAGGAACGCGAATGCGTGATGAAAAAACACAAAGCGATCGCAATAGTAGTCAGTTTCACGGGTGATCAACCGCGGTTCTTGACCGTGCGCGATTGGAGGTTCAAGGATTGGATATTCGTCACCGGGGGGTGCCGGCGAAGGGAAATCACCAACCCGATACGGTGTGCGCTGCGAGAACTCGAGGAGGAGACCCGAGGGGTCGTCTCCCTGAAAAACGGCGAGTACACGGATTTCAAGTTCGTCGTGAAGGAGAGCGCCAATGTCGACCTGGAGTATAACTGTTTCGTGTTCTTCGTGGATTACAACAGGGCGGAGCAACACGATCAGGTCAAGCGGTTTTACGAGGAGAAGGCGAAGATGAACCTGAGGAAGTTGCATAATCAACCGATCCGCAAGACCCACGACGAGAACGACTACATGTCGTACGACACCCTCCCGGAATTCAACTCGCGTAAGCGTTGGCGATTGATCGTAGATAATGTGATAAAGAATCCAGAATTTTACAGGTGTGTTCAAACCTCGGATAGAAAAAAGTTCTGTATAAGATAATGAAAAACAAAGCTTTCATCCTTAGGCAGATCGCCGAACTCCTCGAGAAGAACCGGGGTCTGTGCGACTCCGAGATCGAAGACTGGGTGAAGGAGAACGAGACATTGACCGTGTACGAACTCCTCACGTTCAAGAAAGAACTCAGCGAATCGAAGATTTATCCGGACGTCTCCTGCTCGACGAACTGGTTTAGAGACGAGGATTAATGTGTACGTAAAGTAGTAAGTATGTTCAAGGCGTGGTGTTCTGAGAACGGCTTCCTCAGAAAAGTCCCCAACCCATCACACGTGCTCCTGGACGGCGGTTGCCTGTCCGTGCCGTTTGATAGATTGGACGAGTTTTACGCCATTTACGTCGAAGCGGTCGCAGCTGATGAGAAGGTATTCGTCGTGGAACAGAAGACCCCGACGTACAACTTTTTCGTGGACCTCGATTACAAAGCCGCCGAGGCGCTCGACATGGACGACATCGGTACGATATCGACCGTGATATGCAGGTGTGTGAAGAAGTTCGGGGGCAAGGAGTGCATCGTCTCCGTCGCGGAGCCCAAGCCCGCGGGCGAAAAGATAAAGACCGGCGTGCACCTCAACTGGCCCGGGTTCGTCGTCGATCAGACCGCCGCGGTCTACCTCCGACAGTACATCATCTCGGACCTCTTCAGCCACAACCCGACGACCGCGTGGGACACGATCGTGGATTCGAGCGTCTACGGCGACCCCGCGCGAAGGACCAAGGGGAGCGGGTTTCGCATGCCGTGGTCGCACAAACTCGCGAAAGGCTCGGTCGAGGGCATGTACCTCCCGGCGTTCAAGTTCACGTGGCCGCTCTCGACGCTTTCGGCGATCAGTTCCGAACCGGACGCGGCGATCCTCAGGGCCTCGGCGGTCAGGACCGAGAAACCCGTGACGGCGGAGGCCTTACCGAAACCGAAGCAGAGAAAGGAGGGTTCGTTCACGACTGAACAGACGAAGGACGAGGTGCACGACACCGAACTTCGAAACCGATTGGAGACTTTCATACGAAAGAACATGACCGGTCAGGAGGACGCGTACCTGACAAAGATCTACAAGAGCAAGAACACCTTTCTCGTCTCCGGCACGTCTCGGTACTGCGAGAACGTTCAGCGCAAGCACGGCTCGAACCACGTGTGGTTTTTGGTCAGCGGCAAGCACATCCTGCAGAAGTGTTTCTGCACGTGTCCCACCTTGGACGGCCGGAAAGACGGATTCTGCAAAGATTTCATCGGGCGAAGGCACGAACTCCCCGCCGATATCACGAACGCGCTTTACCCGAGCAAGGCCGAAATCAACAAGTGCAAAGAAATAAAGAAGTACATGGACAAACCCATACCCGGCGACGTCAAAACTAAGATCGAACACTTCCTGAACAGGTGGATGAAGGTCGACGAGGGCACGAAGGTGGTCGACATCAAACGGCAAAAGGGCGGGACGCTCTCGGTGACGACGACCTCGAGGTTTTGCGAGACTGTCGGCTCGCCGCACGATAAGCTGATGACGTACACGGTCAAGAAGGGTCAAATCGTACAGGCGTGTCCGGTCTGTAAAAAGTGCACCCCCAGGACACACAAACTCTCCCCTGACATCGTTAACCTACTTAAACAAATATCGGGTGTACAGTGTAGATGACGACGACAAGATCAGGAAGAACCGTGAAAAAGCCGACCGTATTTGTTCCCACCGAGACCGTCCTCGAGGACGACTACTGCTCCGATGAATACGACGACACCGACGACGCCGTGTCCGACATAGACACGGAGGACGAGTACTATTCGGACGACAGCGACGACGAGGAACTCGACGACGATGACGACGCCGACGAAAACGGGAACCTCAAGGATTTCGTCGTCGACGACGAGGAGGAGAGTGAGTCAGAATAAAGCTTAAAAAAATACGACCGAGATAATAGTAATATGATGGAATCCGATATGGGCAACCCCATCGAATACAATCCCGACATCGATCCCCTCGTTCAGGAGGAGAACGATCAGGAACACCCCCAGCAACCGCAGTATTACATGCAGCCGCCCCCAGAGATGTACGTCCCTCAACAGGAGAAAGAGTCGTTCGACCTGTTCAAGAACGTCGATAAGTCCACGTGGATCATCGCATTCGCCGTTTTTTTACTCGGGTTCTTCATGGGTAAGACGATGCAGCCGGTCATCCTCAGGTACGCCTAGACCTCGATGATCTCCTCGAGGTAGGGCGTGCCGCTCATCCAGCTGTCTTCCGGAACCGTGTCGTGCGCGACGAAAGTGCCCATGTCTCCCCTTTCAAAAACTGCCCCGTACGAATCCAGACCAGTGTCTTCGACGAATCCCACCGCCGCGGCTTTCGTCGAAGGTGCCTCTTCCTCTTCCTCTTCGGGAGGCGTCACGGTAGGCGACGTGAAGAACAAAATGAAAAACGCTCCGACCGCGAGTATCGTCAAGATGATTGCAAACATCGTTTATAATAATATTAAATATTTATTTACGCGGACGACACTTCGGGTTCGGTATCGTTTTCGGTGATTTCTTCGATCTTCGCTTCGGTGGAATCTTTCTCGCGCTCCTTCTTGCGCTCGGCCATTTCGGCGGCGACGATTTCGTCCGCCTCTTTCACGAGCTCCTCCATGGAAGCGTCGGGCTTCTCCTTCTTGAGGCGCTCGAGCACCTCCGCGGGGTGACTGATCGGGGCCTCGTCGGCCTTGGTGTAGAACCTCGAGTTATCGTCCCCGGGCGTGAAGTGGTTGGTACCGGCGAGCATGCCGTCCTTTCGCTCCTGGAACATTCTCGCGGCCTGCGCTTGGTTCTCGCGGTAGCCGGTCATGATCTCTTGGAGCTTTTCGTTCGTGTAGTGCGTATCCTCGATGACAGAGGGATCGGGCGGGATCAGGAGCCACTTGTACATGTCGACGACGTAGATGTCGAAGGTGGGATCCTCCTTCTGGAGGCGCTTCGCGTGGTTGGCGGCCTCGTCCCTGTTGGAGAAGGCGCCGCGGATCTTGATGCCGAACTTATCGTTCTTCTGCGGCGCCTCCGGGCCGACGACGGAGAGGCACGCGTAGAGCTGGCCGGGGACGGTGGTGTAATCCTGAGTGAGGGACATTTTTCTACACAGAGCGCGTTCCAAAACTTTAAGCATTTAAAGTATACGCTCGAGAGAAGGACATGGAAGAGCTACGCAGGACCCACAACGACGCCAAGCGGTCGCTGATCGAGGCGATCACGAAGGCAGGGAACAGCGTGCTGGACGTGGGGTGCGGTTTCGGCGGTGACCTCCAGAAATGGCACAGGTGCGGCGCGAACATAAGCATGTGCGACCCCGAGCCGAGCGCGCTCGCGGAGGCCCGGTCGCGCGCGAAGAACATGCGCATACGCGTGAACTTCTACGAGGGCGACATCCGCGACTGTCCCAACAGGAAGCACGACATCGTGTGTTACAACTTCTCGCTGCACTACGTGTTCGCCACGAAGGAGCTCTTCCACGAATCGATCCGCGAGATACGAAAACGCGTCAAGCCGGGCGGGTACCTCGCGGGCATCATCCCCGACTCCGAGAAGATCCTGTTCAGGACGCCCCTGGTGGACGACCGCGGCAACTTCTTCAAGCTCAAGGAGGAACACGGAAACGGGGGGTTCGGCGAGAAACTTTTCGTCCACCTGGTGGACACGCCCTTCTACGCGGACGGACCGAGATCCGAGCCGGTCGCGTACAAGGACCTGTTGGTGACGCACCTCGAGGACGCGGGGTTCACGCTGCTGCGCTGGGACGGCCTCGAGGGAAATCCCATCTCCGAACTGTACAGTAAATTTATCTTCGTATACTCTAAGAGATGATCGCGATCGTCCTCCTCGTCATACTCGCGGTCGCGCTCTTCGTGACCACGAAGCAGCCGGAGAACCTGAGGATCGTCAACGAAAAGTACAAAACCCTCAGGGAACACCTCGAGGAGACGGGCAACGAAAAGTTTCGCGTCCTGACGCGTCACATCCCAATCACCGGCAAGCTCTGGATGGGTGAGACCGTGGGCACGAACACCAACAAGGGCGGGGAGATCGCCGTCTGCCTCGACGGCGAACCCAACGAGATCTTCCACGTGTTGATCCACGAGCTCGCGCATTGCACAGTGGAAGAGTATTCGCACTCACCTGCGTTCTGGGAAAACTACGAGGAGCTCCGGGACATATGCGTCTCCCTTGGAATTTACGAGCGTGTCATGGAGAAGACGGAGTTCTGCGGTCAACACGTCCAGGATAAATAATCTCACGTTACTTTAATATGAAGACACCGCTTTCCGTCCTGTTATGGGCGGTTTTCTCCTGGATAGCACTGTACGCCGCTTTACTCGTGCCTCAGTTTTCAAAGAGCTACACGATCAACCTGATCTGGATGACCCTCGTGACGCCGAACCTGATGCGCTACGCCGTCGGCATGATTCCTCAGCTGGCGATAGACCGCGGCTTCTTCTTCGCGTCGACGCTGGTCAGCTTCATCCTGGTCTACATCATCAACCAGCGCTGGTCCGATACCAAGGAGGCCGTGAAGAACAGCAAGGCATCCAACGATAAGAAACTTAAACTCAGTATCTTATTGTCAGGGACGTTCGCCGTCGGCGCTCTAGGCGCGTATTTCGTGGGAATGGATAAGTCCATCTACAGCAACATGGGTTGGGAGAGGAACTCTAGTTTTTAACGACGTAATCCTTCACGAGGAAGAAGATCACGGCCGCCACCGCGCCGGTGGAGGCGAGGCCGACCAAACTTCTACCCCCTTGTTCGTTAAGGAACTTGGGGATAGAGGTCGCGAGACGATCCTGGATGGGCTTGCTCACGGAGACGGCGGCGCAGAAGCCGGCCACGAGGGCGGTGAGCTGGTCGTCAGTCAGGTTGAACGGGTTCTTGCTCGCGGGCTTCTCCGTCTGCATGTGGTACGCTCCCTGGGGATCGGGGGCGGTCATGTGCGGCATGGCGCCCTGCATCTTGGGCTCGTGCTGAACCATGGGGGGCTCCATCATGATATCGTGAATAGGCGTGGAGTCCATCGCGGTCTCTTTATGTTGTTCGACATTATTTTTTTCGCGTTGAATATACGCCTCGTTCTGCCTGAACGTGGTCGCGGGGTTGTTGTTCACGAGGGGAACCATGCCGTCCCCGTTGTCGGCGAGGTTCATGGTCATCACGTTGTCGGCCATTATACTGTACCCCGAGTTTTTTGAACTTTCGATGCGACGCATCCCTCTCACTTGGTCTTGGTTATCTTCAATCTGGTCTGCTTGGTCGCCTTCTTCGCTTCGTCCTCCTTGACGTCACCGTGTTTCGGGTTGTACATCTTCTTGTGTAGCCGCCACAGGTCCGGGGAGCCCACCCTGAAGTTTTTGCGGAGCGTCGCCTTGTACCAGAATACGCAATCCTGGATTCGGTTCGATTTCACCGTGTTGTCTAGGACCAAACACTCGTAGTTCTCCGTGCACGCATCCATGACCCGGCAAAACATATCGAACGACGGGAAGATACCGAAGAAGGATTTGTAAAGCTTCTCACGGTTTTGTATGATATTCTCCCTGAGTATGAAAACGTAATCCACGTTAGCGCGTAGCGCTGGCGGCAAATCCATCACGTATTGCATCGTCAGCATGAAGAAGATCTTCCAGTGCCTACCGTTCATGAAGCACTGTCTGATACACGTGTCCTTCATGAACTTCGAGTCGTACATGCAATCGTCTAAAAGCATGAACGCGCCGCAATTCTTTTTCCCGGCACCGACCAACTTTCGCTGTCGGGCCATGACCCGCTCGATGGCATCCCTATCGTAATCACCGTACACGAAGAGGTCAGGTATGAAGTCCGAATAAAAATGATTGCCCTCTTCTGTACCGGAAAGGACGATCCCCGCCGGTAGATGCCGTTTGTGAAACATGATGTCCTTCACCAGGGTGGACTTACCGGTGTTCCGCTTGCCGATGAAGACGCACACCCTGTCGTCGGTCATCGTCTCGGGCTTGAATTTCCTCAACTGGAGATTCATTCTAGTATATTTCGGGGTTTTTTCACGAAGATTTTTTCGCGAACGGAAGTAAAATGCGAACCGGATTGATCGGATCGACGGACGACGTCGCCGAGAGGTACGTCAACGCGATGGTGGACATATTACTCCCCGTGCTGGAACAGAGCGTGGTAATCGCGGGTCAGTACTCGAAGGGGTGCGAACGAGACGTCCTCCTACCGGAAGATGTCGAGTACGCCACAAAGTTTTGTGTCATGCGCAGGGTGGGTCAGGTCGTGGGGAGCACCATGCCCGAGATATACGATCCCGGGGGAACCGACGACGACGAAGAGGTCGAGGAGGTTCCGGAGGAGGACTGCCCCGAATTCGTCCGATACTCAGGCGACGACCCGTTCCTGAACGAAGTCAACGCGGCGTACGACTCGTGGGACGATTGGATCCCCCAAAGTCCGGCAGAGGAGATGTTAAAAAATGCAATCAATACTAATAATGGACATCTCGGAACCTGAGCCGTGGTCGTTTAACGACGACGATCAGTTCAAGAGGTACGAATCGGCGGAGAGCTCGACCGACGATTCGGACGACGAGGACATGTTTTCCAAGAAGGTCAAGACCAAAAAGTTCAAGAAGCTCGTGGACGACACCGAGAAGCTTTCGTTCGAATGATTTTTTTTCGCAGACTATAGTATAAACCAACAATGTCCGCCGCCATCCAAACGGTCAACCTCGTTTCCCAGGAGCTCTCTTCCCAGACGCTGAACTCCATCGTCGCGGGTTTCTCCTTCGCCGCTGCGATGTCCTGGATGGATTTCGTCCGCTGGTCGATCACCCAGGTGATCAAGGTGCCCCGCAATGGCGGTCGCCAGTACGTGCTCACCGCTTTCCTGACCACCCTCCTCTCCGTGGTCGTTTACCTCGCGGTCAGCACCGTCAGCCGCCGCGTCTCCAAGCCCGCGCAGCCCGTCTACGCCATCACCCGCTAAGCGGCTCGCGGCTTTCCCATAGATAGTATCAACAGGATACCAGTGAAAATGATCAGGCCGATGTAGATGTATTCGACCTTGTAAAGATTCTCCTTTTGTTCGGGGATGTTTACGGTTTCTTCTTCCGGCGGCGGCGCCGGCGGCGGCGCCGGTGGCGGCAAGGGCGTCAAGTTCTCCAACTTATCGGTCGAGCAGGAGACTTCGAACTTCAGCACGTGGTCCTGATTTCTAAAATCGTAGGGGATCAGCCGTCCGTGACTCATGTAAAAGAATTCGACACGCAAGTCGCGTATCGTCTTCAGAGGTCCAGAGTGAAAATCGTGCGTCAGCTTGTCGTCCGCGCCGTTGACGTTAACGAAATCGCTCTTTCCCGGCAGGAGGATGTGGCCGGTGTAATAGGGCGTCTGACCCGCAGTCGGTAAGGTCTGGCTGAGCTGTTCGGACCCGGAAGAGAGACGAAGCACCAGGGCGTTCGGTCCATCGAAGTTGGCCGCCCCGAAATCCGAGCCGGGCATGGCCACGTCGAGAGCGGGAAGGCCTAAGATGTCGTGCATCGTCGTCTGTGTCGCGCTCGTGTCGTCGAAACCGCGTGGTCCGCTCTTAAAGAGGAACTTGATCTGACTGATGACGTGTCCGTCGGCGTGCGTGGGGGTCCCCATCGCGAACCTATTTTTGGAGGCGTCGTACGTCATGTGGAAGTTAATCTTCCCAACACTGGCGAACCCAGTCGCGAGCGACGCTCCGTCATAATTACCTTGGCTGTACGTAATACCGAACGTCTGCGCGGGGAGGGACGAAAACTGCACCTCGAAATCGAAGGCCTGATTGGTCCCGCAGATCAGAAGTTGCGGCGTGGGAATCCGCGCACTCACCAATTTGATCTGTCTGACATCGTGTATCGGTTTTTCGAGACTGACGATATAATCCTGTGGGTTCGGGTAGACCGTCGCGTCTCGCTGACCGCTGTCGATCGTCAAGGTATGAACCTTCATTAAAATACGGTCAGAATTTTAATGAATGTTTTTGCGTACACGTGAATGATACATTTACTCGTAGAATCGGTGCGCAAGCGGGTTGTTCTCCAGCTGCCTCTTGGCGATCTCCAGGTTCTGGCTCTTCGCGAGGGGATTGCCCTGACCCTTGTACGCGTTGAACTGGTGGAAGGGTTTCTGCTGGTAGTTCTGCATCCACCCGCCGTTCGGGGTCGCGAATCGCCCGTCGATGCGGCTCGTGTCGCTGCGCACGGCCGTCAAGGCGCCGCCCTGCTTGAGCGCCGACTCCCTCACGTTCATGCGACCGGGGTTACCCATGCGGTTGGGCTTGCCGCGCTTGTCCTCGGGCCTGAACCCGTACTTCATCAGCTGCTCGTTGTTCTTAGCGCTCATCTGCACGGCGGCCGTGTTGGTGTAGCCGCCCTTGAAGTTAGAGATGCCGGGCGCCGGCTGGTTGTTGTACAAGAACTGCGCGCCGTTGTTGTCGCTCTTGAAGCGCGTGGGATCCTGCGCGGAGGTGAGGCTGGACACGACGCGCTTCGCGGGGGCGAACTCCAAGCCGTCGCCTCGGTAGCCCGTCTGAGAACGGTTCGTCGTGCGCTTGGTCCGTTCGTGCTCGTTGCGAGGGACGACGCCGGTCATGCCCTGCGCGCGGCCTGGCATGGTGGGAAGGCGCGAGGGAAGGTGCGCGGTGGTGGCGGGCTTGTTGTGCGTGAGTTGTCCGACGATCGCCGACCTACCGCCGGTCTGGTCTTTGGCGGGACCGGTTCGCCCTGGAAGCGTGGTGAGTTTGTACTCGCCCACGTTGACCGGGTTCACGCGAAGCAGCTGCTGGAACCCGCCCGCCGCCGGGACGTTCGGTCCGACGCCCAGACCGGGCCCCACGAGTTCCTTCTCGATCGGACTCAGGTTGTTCATTCGCCCGTGGTCGTACATCCGGTTCCGCATCGCCAGCACCTCTTGGCCGCTCGACCGAGATTGGTTGGCGATGTCACCGAAATTGGCCATCTCCCGCTTGTGCTCGACTTCCGCGGGGGGTACGAAGTTATCCTCCTCGACCACGAGGGGTTTCTTCATGAATACAGGTTCGGTAGTAACTTCAGGTGGTTTGCTGTTCGTGCTCAAGTTACGACCCGCGTACACGAGGCCGGCCACCGCCATTAAGGAGATCGGATCGGCCATTCTTACTTTGTATTAACATTATTTATTTTTTGAGATATCTTTGCTGAAACAGATTGTTCTGAAGTTCCGCACGGGTGCTGGCCGGCTCGTACGACATCGACCGAAGAGGGAGCTTGCACTCCACGTTATTCAGGGGGAAGTAGTTACGATCGTACGTCTCGACGAGGAGCTTGTTGAAGCGGGAGGTGCTCTGAGGCCGGAGACGATCGCTCACGTCGATGAACTGCCCGGGAGCGCCCTTGCCAGCCTTGTACGGCGCAGTGCCGTACAGCATGGTGTTGGGCCTGCATCCGCCGCAGTTGAGCCCGCTGGGCTGAGGGTAGGCGAAAATCTCTTCCGTCGCCTTGACGGGAGGAAGAGCGCCGCTGTTTTGGACGATGGAGAGACCGGGTTGAAGCTGATACGCCATACTATTAATATACCGTGAGATATTTATCTACCTCCTGTCCCCGTCCATACCGAGCCCGGAAAACGCCCCGAGCTGCACCCCCCTGGCGTCCGGACTGCAGAATTTCGAGTTTCCCTTACACATCGGACCGTTTTTCGGGCCGTACAGCCACTCCGCGAACTCCGTCTGCCCCCCTGGGATTTTCGATACAGGCATGGTCACGAACTGACGCTCCATGGCGTTCCGCAGGTACTCCGGCATCGAGGTCCTGGAGCGACCGCTGTCGTAGGGAATGCGGTCGCTGGAGAACCTCTGCACGTAGGGCTTCACGGACGGGTAGTAGCACGCCTCGAGTCGGTTGGGCGCGCTCCCGTAATCAGTCATGAGCACGTTCGCCATGGGGTTGTCCATCGTGGGCTTCTGGCACGTGGGCTCGCCCATCGGCGCGGTGGCGTACGTCTCCTTCACCATCTTCGACTTGTACAGGACGTACACCACACCGAGAACCGTGAGTCCCAGGACGAACACGCGAGGGTCGCGGCGGGTGACGTAGAGGAGCGCGGAGGCGTAGACGATGAACCTCGAGGCGGCGTTGATCCTCTCCTCTGGCGTTTGCTTCGAATTCGGCCAAAACTGTAAAAAATTCTTTTCGTCAACGAGCTGGCGTGGATCGCTGAACCACACTTTCATTTAGTATATAGCCAGGTTATTTTCCTCCGAGGCCGCCGAGCATGCTCCCCATCATCTTCATGAGCGCGTCCTCGTTGAGCTCGCCTCCCTCGCCCTGCATCTTCGCGGCGACGCTCTGCGCGAGCGCCTCGATCTGCGCCATCTGCTCTGGAGGAAGCGCGGTGATCGTGGTGCCGAGCATGTACAGGGTCTGGAGGTACTGCCACGTGGCGTCGCGCGTGTTCGCGGACATCCTCTGCCAGTAAGACGCGAGGTCGAGATCCTTGAGGAAATCGATCTTCTTGCACTCCTCGAGGAGGAACTTGTCGTCCTTCGCGGAGATCTGACTGGCGTACGGCGAGACGCCGTTCATGAAGCTATCCACGACCATTCGTGGGTTCGTGCTCTTCAGGAGGTCGAACGACGTCAGCATCTTCTTGATGCCCTTCTCTTCCGGAAACGTCTTGTGAAGTTCCACAAGAAACTGACTCATCATGTCGTTGAACGCGGTGACGGACGCCATTTTCTTATTTTACACGGATTGTCTTTAAGTTTTATTAAAAGGGTTCGGTCGAGAGGGGTTCGCGCTTACCGATTCCGCCTGAGACAATAAAGAACACGAGGATGGCGTTCAGCGTCGCGGGCTTGGTGTACTTGTTCAGCTCGAGCTTCCCCTCGTTGTTCAGATACGCCTTCATGTGGATGTACCCGGCTGTGATACCGGCAGCGATCAGGGCGGCAGAGACGGGGTCACGTAAATAATTGGAGAGATCACCTTCCATATTAATTATAACGAGGATATTTTTTCGGCCCCCTGTCGGGAGCGTCGCCGAATAAGACCCCGTCTTCCTGCGGCGGAGGTGCGGCCGGCGGTGCGGCCGGCGGCTGCGGCCGGTACTCTTCCGGTCGGGGATCGTCGAGCGGGGGCGCCCGGACGCCCGGGACGGTCTTGAACTCGTTCTCGAGGCCGGTCAGCTGGGGTTCGGGTTCCTGAGCGGGAGTCTCGGCCTCGGCGGTGGCCTCGCATTCGCCTTCGCCTTCGCCCTCGCCCTCGCCCTCGTCCTCCGGCTTGTCCTCGGTGTCAACCTCGCCCATGTCCATCACCTCGGGGTCTTCGCTGTCTTGGACCTCGCCGTCGAGGGAAATATCGCGCGTCTCCTGAGACATGTAGGTCGCCAAGATCTGCTGCACGGGGATGAGTTCCTTGACGGTGTTCTCGATGACGACGCTGAAACGAGCGGTGAGGGTGTCGTCGCGAACGTACTCAGACTGCTCCTCGTGGAAGATGTACGGGTCCTTGTAGAGGTCCCTGGCCGCGTTGTTGTAGCAGGTCTGGATGAACACCTCCTCGGTGGGCAACTTGAGCGAGATCTTCTTGTTGTCGGCCTTCAGCCTGACCGCCGAGAGGATCTTGGTGCACGCCACGAAGACCGCGGCGAGGAGATCGCTGTACCACGCGCACCGGTCGGTGATGTTGTCGGCGTGTCTTTTGGACATGGCGTTCGACCAGTTAGGGACCTCCTTGAGGAGCTTCTGGAACATGATGAGAACCTGTTTTCCTTTCGACGCCTTTATCGACTCGTTGTAGAGCTCTTGAAATGTCTCGATCATCGCCGGGCACATCACAAGGCAGAGCTGCGCCATGTACTCGCGCTTCGCGTCGGTGAGGATACTGAGGTTGTCAGTCATTTTACTGTACTGGAATAAAAATAAAACCTAAAACCTCACGCGTTTTTCCTGTATTTGTTCGCGATCTTTTTCAGGTTCATCAGTGTGGGGAACTCCACCTCGTCCTCCACCTCATGGACCCGCTCCTTTTTCCTCCTCGGGGTGTACCACGTGACGTACAGTTCGATGGGCGTGACCATCTGGACGGTGAACCCCCCGCGCACGAACTGCCGCGCGATGTACTTCGCGGCCTGATCGCGGTCGAAGGTCGGGTACCCCACCACGAAGCTGGGCACCGACAGGAAGATCTGTTTGCAGCCCAACTCCACGCTCTGCTTGATTTTGGACACCATCTGCTCATAGATTTTGGTGTAGATCTCCTTCCTGATCTGCCGCCTCCGCTCGTCGATCTTCGTGACGTCGGAGATGCTGAGCATCATACCTATTACTGCAAATAATTTTTGGCACTTTCCAACCCGCGCTCGATCTTCTTGAGCGCCCTGATCAGCTCCGGGTCATCTTCGAGGCCTCGAAGGAAATTGTCCGTCGCGCGCCTCGCGTCGTTGACGCCCATCTCCACCTGTTCGCTCAGTTGCGCCAGATCTTCCTTGGCCTTCACATCCGGCGGCACGGGCGGTTTGGGGATGTACGCCCGCTCGTACTGCGCGTTCGGGTCCCTGAACTTGGACACGGACGCGTCGAATTCGGTTTTGTTCGGGACGTGACTCTCCTTGACGATTTTATACTCGAGGAACTCCTTCCCCGTGAGTCTCTCGCTGGGCTGATCCGAGGGCTGGAACCCTATGGGCTGCGATCGAATCGCCAGGAGCCTGATCGGTTTTTGTTCCTCCACGATGAACCACACGGTCACGGAAAAGCCGAAGGAGAAGCCGTTTTTCTTGACCGTCATGAATCGGCACTCGTACACGGTCGCGGGTTCCTTGTCGTGCTGGAACTTTTGCATCGACGTCGTCTCTATGATGTAGTTCGATATGCCCGTGCGCTTGTGAATCTCCTTGTTCGTGAGTAAGACGACGCTCTCGATCAGGTCGGGCGTCGCGTCGTTCTTTACCTCTTGGAACCCCCGCATGTTCGGGAACGGATCCATCAGTTGGGTCTCGCGCGGGGTGGTGTAACCCGCGAACCCGTAACTCTCGTTCTCGTTCGTCAGCAAGAAGACGACGATCAGTAGTAGGAACGCGACGAGGTAGTTCATATTACTACTATGCGTTAATTTTTTTTCCAATTTATCCTCGTGAAATAGTAGACATGTCATTGCTGATATACAGCCCCCGGTGCCAATTTTCGGTCGACATCATCGAATACATCAAACAGCATCAGCAGCTCAAGCAGCTCGTGCACTACCATAATGTGAACACGCAGGGCATTCCGTCGAGTTACAAGAACAAGATCACCCGCGTGCCGACGATGCTCACGCAGAACGGCAAGATCCTCGTCGGGAACGAAATAAAAAATTGGCTGGAGTCCCTGCTCCCGGCGAAGGAGATCACGCACAGCTGGATCGGGGGCGGGGTATCGTGCGGCATGTACTCGCTCGACGGCAAGGGCGACAACGCGCACATGTTCTCGCTCGACGATTACGGCAAGGCGCTCCAACCGCCCATGACGAAGGAGCTGGAGGAAAAGATCAGCAGGGACGTCGGTCAAGGGCAAGCGTACACGGACATAAAGATGTGAAGCGCGCGTCAGGCAGATGAAGCTCGTGACGATCCAAGCGGCCGCCGTTAAGTCGACGTTCGAGGTTCTCAAGGACATCCTCAACGATGTCAACGTGTACTTCCGCAAGGAGGGCATGTACATCGTGACCCTCGACACGGCGCGCACGAGTCTCGTGGACATCTACCTCTCGGCGGATAACTTCGAGGAGTACGAGTGCGATCAAGAGGAGGTCATCGCCGGGATCAACATCTCGAACACGTTCAAACTCCTCAAGACGATCACGAACCACGACGTCCTCCGGATCGAGATCAACTCCAAGGAGTACATGAACTTTGAGATCTCGAGCGACACCAAGAAGACGAACACGAAGTTCCAGCTGAAGCTCCTCGACATCAACGAGAGCCGCATCGAGGTTCCCGACATCGAGATGACGACCATCACGACCCTTCCCTCCGTGGACTTTCAGCGCCTGTGCAGGGACATGTCACAGATTGGCAGCTACATCGAAATCATTCGGTCCGGCAAGGAGATCAAGTTCAAGTGCGAGGGAGATTTCGCCAACCAGGAAACCTCCATCGAGTGCGTGGAAGATTCGCCGACCACCTCCGGGCTGTACAGCCTCAAGTACCTCAACATTTTTACGAAAGCGACGTCGATGTGCGCGAGCGTGCAGATCATTCAGGAGACTGGGAACAGGTTTCTCATATTAAAATATAACGTCGCCAATCTCGGCGAGCTCAAGTTCTACCTCGCGACTAAGGTATGCGAAGATCAGTAGTGTAGCCGTCGAGCGTCGACACGGCCTTTTTCATGCCGAGCCCGTTTAATAAGACGATCTTAGGGAATTTCTTCTTCAAGTGTTTGTCGTCGTAATAGAGGAAGTCCCGGAGACGAACCTTCTGACCGTGAAAATCGCCCCTCGGTCCGGCGTACCGTTTGACCTTTTCGGTGATGTTGATCATCGGCTTGTCCCCGTTGTCGACGATCCAGGCACTGCTCAAGGGGATGTGGAAGTGCATGCCCGCGTCATCCTTCTCGCCCGGCACGAAGTTGATATCTTCGGTGATCACCGAGTACTTACGGCCGTTGAAAAAGTATTTGATCCGGAGGACGACCGACTTGACGTTCTCGGGGACGGCGGTGTACCGAAAATCTCGACCGGTGACGTCCGCGTAGAAGTTTTCGAGGATACCGTCCCAGTCCCTACTCTCCTCCTTCCAGAAGTCGTCTTCGATTCGGTACCGCATGGAATAGTCGATCGCGTACTCGAGCTCTTCCTTGACCACGTGGTAGTCCCTCGGCGTGGTCAAGTTTTTGAACGCGCATATGAGGTTACTTAAAAGATTGACCAGCATCTCTTTACAGGACATGGAGGGTAACTTTTTAAGTAGATACAACAATCGTGTCAAGGAGTGGAAGGACCTCATAGAGAAGGACCCCGAAAATAAGCACCGTTACGAGAGCGAGATGAGCGAGTACATCATCCAGTGCATGCCGTATATGAATCAGTACACGGACGAGAACGGTGAGAACACGAACACCGACAACGTATTTCAGGTGAAGGAAACCGTCGGCCTGAAACGCAAAGATATTTTCAGGGATTACCTCATACATGTGGAGAAGCAGAACATATCTAGGCCGACCGAGCACCTGATGGACGAGTGTCCAAACTGTAAAGACGACGGCGACTTGATCCACTTTCCCGAGACGAGCGATCTCGTGTGTCAGAAGTGCGGCGCGGTCGTCACGACGCTGATCAGCGAAGAACTCACGTACAGGGAGGAGCAGGAGACGAGCGAGAAGATTGTGAACTACTCCTATAAGAGAGAAAACCACTTCAACGAATGGTTGTCCCAGTTTCAGGCACAAGAGACGACGACCATCCCGGTCGAGGTCATAGAGCAACTTCGCTCGGAACTGAAGAAGATGAAAATTAAAAACCTGGAAGAAATCACCCACGCCAAGGTGCGATCGCTCCTGAAAAAGCTGCGGCAAAATAAATTCTACGAGCACGTCCCTTACATCACAAACCTGCTCAACGGGATCAAGCCGCCGAGCATGCCGCAGGAACTGGAAGAAACCCTGAGGATGATGTTCAAAGAGATTCAGAAACCCTTCGACGAACACTGCCCCACGGAGCGAAAAAACTTTCTGAGTTATTCGTTCGTGCTTTACAAGATGTGCGAGCTCTTAGGGGAGGACTCGTATCTGCAGTACTTTCCACTGCTGAAGTCGAAGGAGAAATTGTACAGTCAAGATGTCATCTGGAAAAAAATATGTGCCACGTTACGGTGGGAATTTATTCCCACTGTTTGAATTCGGCCGTGACTTTTTGGAGGACCGTGGAAAAAAAGTTTCCCGCGCGTGAAAAATTAATTTTCAAATTGGCCGTGACTTTTGAGAAGTGGCCGTCAAAAAGTATTTTGAAAATTGATTTTCAATTTCACCGTGACTTTTGAGAAGTGGCCGTCGAAAAGTTTTTTCAAAATTGATTTTCAAATTGGCCGTGACTTTTTGGAGGACCGTGGAAAAAAGTTTCCCCCGCGTGAAAAATTAATTTTCAAATTGACCGTGGAAAAAAGTTTTTTCAAAATTGATTTTCAAATTGGCCGTGACCGTGGAAAAAAGTTTCCCCCGCGTGAAAAATTAATTTTCAAATTGGCCGTGACTTTTGAGAAGTGGCCGTCCAAAAGTATTTTGAAAATTGATTTTCAATTTCACCGTGACTGCCGAAAAGTACTTAAAAATGTAGTGTGATGACTGGGTAACCATGATCGAAGCTGAGGAGAGGGCACTCATGCTCCTGTATAACCTGGACAGCTACATCACACCCCACCTCACCGGTATATCATGTCACGATCCTGCATTGCAGTACTGTTGGGATCAGGCGAGCTTTCATATCCGTCAAGCCCAGGAACTCCTGGAAGCAGCCGTGATAAATCCGCAGACACAGTACGATGATGGTCGAGCATTCTACCGAAATCTCGCTCGAGTTCTTCCTCTGATGGTCCTCGCTCAATTTTTCGACACTCCACCTCCCGGCCAGGAATCGGCGGAAAGTTCACCAGGAACGCCGTCTTCAGTCCTGTCAGATCAAGATACTTATGAGCCTGACACTCCACCGCTTTCCCCAAGGTCTGTACTGCCTTGAGCTCGAGGACGATTCGACCGTCGATTATTATATCGGCGCGAAGGTCGCCGACGACGTGACCGCGAAAGTGCACGAGTATGTGCCGTTCACTTTCGTACGGGACCTTCTTCTCGCGCAAGTAGACCTCCGCGGCGTTGTGATATACGCGTTCGCTGTGCCCGGGGCCCAGCTCGGCGTATATCTCTTCGACCATCTTCAAGACATCCATCGTGATGAATTTCCCTGTTCGTCCCTCGCTTAGGTTTATATTCTTCGAATATGGTAGCGATGAACGCCGGAGCCTTCCTCAAGAAACACGTCCAGATTCCCCGTACTGCCGTCAAAAAGTTGAAACACGTCAGCGAATTATCGTGTAAGAAACGGTGGGAGTACGCGGGGAAGATCGGGTTGGACGGTTCGGGCCTGGTCTTCGCGACCTCGCGCGATCGAAGCCGCGTCCAGGTCGAGGCGGTCAATCTCGTGTGGCCCTCGCTCGTCTCGTTCCACACGCACCCGTCCGTCACCAAACCCGACCGAGACGCGCACAAAGTTTTCGTCACCCTCCCGAGCAAATCCGATTTTCGCGCCTTCATAGAGAATTATCCCAACATGCAGGTGAACATCATATGCGACGCGCACGGGTACACGGTGGTCGACGTGTTAGATTCGGCCGAATCGGGGATGTGCCCGTCACCCGACGGCGTGGAGAGAACGATGACCGAATTCAGGGAACGCCGAGACGTCAAGAAATTGGCGCTCAGCGAGGAGAACCTGGAATATTTCCTGACTGACATGCACACGTGGAAAGAACTCATCAACGAGGATCTGAATCCGATTTTGCGAGACAGATTCGGCGTGATGATGCGATATTTCACGTGGGACGATGAACCGCCGATCGTGCGAATCGACATCGACACTGCGCCATTTAAAGACAAGTCGCGTTCGTGATGCAGTAATGTCCTCCTACAACGTCGAACCCTGCAACTTCAAGTACCGCGTCTCCGCCCTCGAGAAGGTGGTCGACGGCGACACGATCGACGTCGCCATCGATCTCGGGTTCGACGTGCTCACGAAACAGCGCGTTCGTCTATTAGGAATCGATACCCCGGAATCCCGAACCTCCGATCCTGAAGAGAAGAAGTTCGGTCTCCTCTCCAAGAAGAAACTGAAGGAATGGTGCATGAAAGCGGTGGCCTCCGAGAAGGATGATATCGAAATCGAATTGCGGTGCCCCGAGGCGGACTCGCGGGGAAAGTTCGGACGCGTCCTCGCGGAGGTCTGGGTCTGCGAGGACGGCGTTTGGACGAACGTCAACAAGTGGATGTGCGAAGAAGGCTACGCCGTTCCGTACGTCGGCCAAAACAAGGCTGACGTCGAGGCGCTTCACATGGCGAACCGCGAGAAGGTCAAACACGAGCTTGCCTGATCCACACGTTCGAGATCCACTTTTCGCCCGCCTTCACGGGTTTGCCCCCGTGAAGCGCGAGTTCCGTGTCTAACCCCAGGTTATCGAGGGTGTTGAAAAAGAGCGCGTCGCCCGCTCGAAGCTTAAACGACCGACCGATATTCGGGAACTCGGTCTCTCCTCCTTCATACTCGTCGGTCAGGGCGAGTATGAACGTGTACGCTCTCTTATTTTTGTCGCCCTCGAGCACGTCCTGGTGGGGTCGGTAGTGCCCGCCCTCGCCGTACCGAAGGACCTGCAACTCCTCGCAATGGTCGACGGTCTTGTTCACTCTCGAAACGCACCGTTCCATGATGGCCCGAACCACGGGGTCGCTCTTCGGGAGCCACGCGGTCTGACTCAGCCGCATCTCCTTGTCGACCCTGCCGTCGGTGTCCACGAGCGAATCCGAGAGACGATCTTTCGCCTGTTTCATGATGTGCGCGCGTTCCTCGGGGGTGATGAATTCCCGGAGGACCGCGGGCGCGGGGTACCTGGGCACCAGGGCACACAGGAGCAGGACGAGCAGAACCCAGAGCACCATTCTACAGTTGGCTCATAAAATTATATTCTTCGGCAGTCTACAGTTGTACCGCTCACGGATGCTGGTGAAGACCTCGTTGCTGTAATCCACCACGCCCTGTAACATGGTGAGGTAATGTTCGTACCGCTCTTCTTCCCCGTCGTCCAGCAAGTATTGCCGCAAAATATCACCTCCCGCGTGGATGATCATCTCGTATATGTTGCTGATGTCCTTGACGCGATCGGTGAACTTTTCCTGTCTCTGGATGATCGATTTGAAATCCTTCTCCGAGATGTCGTTGAGCATGTACCCTATGCGGAACGACAGGTTATCGGCGGGTCGGGTGTCGAGAAACGTGTGGAGACGTTCCGTCTCGTAGACGACTATGGCGTAATTCAGGATCTTCGTGGACGCCCGCTTCTCCCGAAGTTCCCTGAACGAGGGGATCCCGCCGCACGGTATGTCGCCGTGTTCCCTGCTCAACTGCCTGCTTTTGCGCTGGTACTCCACGAAGTGCGGGTTATGGATCCTCCCCTTCTCGATCTCGCCCGTGCGCCAGTCGAAAGGGCAGTGGCACGCGGTACACCACATCTGCGCGCACCCGTCCGTCCGGTGGATCATCTGCCCGCATTTCGGACAGGGTTTGCTGTCCCTGCGTATGAGTTCCATGGTCTTGACCGAATCCGGGTCGCACACGTGGCCCTCCTCCTTGACGTCGTTACACTTCTCGCAGTAGTGCTTGTTACACATGCCGCAGAACATGTTTTCGGAGAGGAAACCCTTACAGTCTTCCGTCGGGCACTTATGGACGAACTTCCTGGGTTCGACGGCCGTCGAGTTGATACCCTGACGAAGCGTCTCGAGCGTGTTGTAAATATTCTCCATGTTGCGGTAGATCATCACCAACTCGGGGTGGTCGCGGATGTTCCCGTCGGTTTGCATGATCTCGGTGTGGACCTGGACCAGCCTCTCCTTGTGCGCCCTGAGGATGGCGTTCAGTCGCCTCATGCTCATGATTCGTTCCACCTGAGGTTGCGTCTCGGGCATGAGCAACTTTTCGCGTTCGAAGAGGACGTTCTCGCGGTGACGCCTGTACTCGGTGTTCCGGAAGTGTTTCGTGCAGAACGTGTCGACGAACCCCCGGTCCCATATCGTGTTACAGTTCATGCAGTGCGGATCTTTCTCCGTGCTCAACATGTAGGTCTGACAGCAGCGCCGACACGCGACGAAGTCGCAGTGCGAACACGTCACGCTCTTCCGAGTCGATTTGCTAAAATTTTCGCAACACACCCCGCACACCTCATCCATCTAAGGTAAAGAGCGGTCCAACCCTTTAACTTAGTTAGATTTTTATATTACAAAATTGGTCTATTTATTCTTCTTCTTCTTCTTCCCACCCTTGTTCCTCGGGGATGATGGCGACAATCTATTAGGGGGTACCCCCTTCGTTTCTCGCGTACTTCTTCGCACAGCAGGCTGTGACGGTGACCTCGACCTCGATTCTGACGCTGTGTTCGATCTCGACACCGACCGTGCCCTCGACGATGCGGTGCTCCGTGTGACGCCTGATGATCCCTGTACGGCCTTTCTTGTAGGTGATCGGCCACGCTGCTGCTGCGCCGCGGCTTCACGGGTCTTGCCATTAAAGAATGCTTGACGCGGTCCCGCCGGTGACCTCGATCCTGACGATGACCTCGATCCTGACGATGCCCTCGACCCCGACGCCGGCCTTCGTTTCGGTGCCCCGCTTCTCATACCTCCCCTTTTTTCAGCTGGTACCGGTTTCCCTGCCGGTTTCGCTGCCGCCGCTGTGGCTTTACGAGTCTGCATAGGTGCACTCGTATTCACATTTTCTGCTTTAGCGTTGATCTTCTTCAGCGCCGCGTTCACGGCCTTCTTCTTCGCATTC